TTATTGTTTCTTTTTCTTTAAACTTTGACATGAAATCACATACGCGAATTCTACGCCATGTTCCTTCGTCATTACTGGTGATGTCAAATAACGTATTGGTACACACAACCAATTTGAACTGTGGCACAAATGTAACGCTGTCTTTAAACAAAGCACGTCCTTGAATCGGATCACCACCAGTTAGTTCTTTCATAATACCTTCATTTATCTTATCACCTTTTGATGGTTCCTGCATAACAGCATATCGCACTCCTTGTAATTGCACAATTTCCGATGAAGACTGCCCAATACCACGCCGGCTTTGTGTAACTAATGTCACAGGAACACTACCTTTGTATTCCCCTAAACATTGCGTCATTAATTCCACAAGCTTAGATTTTCCATTTCTACCAGAACCTGTATAAATGTTAAAAGTTTGATTATCATTCATACCAATTAAGGTAGATGCCAGATGCTGCCACATATAATTTCTCAGTTCTGTAACCGGAAACAACTGCTGCATAAAACTATTGATTTCATTGATAGTTGCCCCATTACACTCTTCCAAAGGAACATAGTCAATGTTTGTTGATTTAGTTATGTAATCGTTTGACTTTCCATCACGAAAATCACCATTTTCAAAATCATATACTCCATTTTTAAAGCATAACAAATTTGAATTTTGGTCTTGTTTTTTCAAAAACGAATTGTCATAGAATAATTCCTTGGTTTCGCGAAAAATGTTGTTTTTGGATTGCGTCTTCTTCAAATTTCCGCAAATTTCCGCAAATTTACGTGCTTTGTCTGCCATTTTTTTGCTTACAAGATCGTGATTATTTTCGCCACTTGATTGTGCATTTATCATACTGTTATTACTAAGACTTTTGGTTAGTTCATTCATTTTCATAAAATATAGATCGTAAATCTCTTGTGACATGCTCAATCGCAATGAATTACCTGAATTGATTTCAACCCAACGATGATTTATAAATTCATACCAAATATTGTTTTTGACACATACACACACATATTTCTCCTTGTACATTTGGTAAATAACACATGCTATATCATGCTCAGTTACCGGTGTTTTAGGATCCACACTAATGTTTATATAATGGTCAATTGTCTGAAATTTCACCTTTTCATAATCGCTTCTATTTGCATGCTCATATGCCCAATAACTAATGGATTTTCTAGTTAATCCACCATTTTCATCAAATCCATCCCACCAAGCTTTTAATTCGTCTATTTTATCAAACCTGAAATTCGCTATTTGACTGCTAAACTTGACCCATGTCACAAAAAGTCGCTCATCGGTTGATTTTAACGCCCACCCAACACGAATCCACTTGTCGTAACTCCCTTCACCATAATACATCTCCGGTAAAATCATAGTGTATTGATGACACTCTTTTATCCCAACATCCGATAAACTCAACGAATCTAAAAACGTTTCCACCATCTTATCCAAATCTTCTACGTTACGCACCTTAAACATATCCACCTCACACAATTTTTTTGAATACTTTATTTTCATTTTTGACGGTTTCTGTGGAAAATTTTTCACCATGTTCAATTGGCTCGAACCATACTCACTAATCCTCATTTTTGGATTGCCCTTATATTGTACTGAAAGCTTTAAAAACATGTCAAATTCCATCTCATCATTTGCCGGAACCTCGTGTTGCACCGTCTCAAATTCATCCATACTCTCATCATAAGTCACTTCCATCATATAGGTTAGTTTATACTGTTGATGACCCGGTTTACATGAACCATACATCTGCCAATTAGTATGCCCTTTACATACACCTTCATCATATATTTTACTCCATGAGTTAGTAAATGGCAACTGCTCGTCAGTTTTCTCTATGTTTTTAATAAAATTTTCTCTTAGAATCGTTTTCAACCCATGTTCAATATTTATTCCAATTATAATATGAATACCATCTTTTGTATACCCTTCTTCGGCTAAAACATTCACGCTATCTTTTTCAAATACATATATGTTAAACGTCTCGTTGCTAAAAACAATCAGCTTTTTCAACTCATTCAAAAATATATCCAAGTATTCTATAATGTTCGTTTCAAACTCGTGCTGCCGCGTAGTGACCGCACTATCATAGCGAAAATCAAAATCAACACAAATTGGACCATCTTCAATATTTTGTTTTTCTGTCATATATTCTAATTCGCCCAACTGAATAACATTTACATAGTAGCATTGCATAAAGGCTTGCCAATTGTTTTCATCAATGATAAAAGATCCTCCTTTCACATTAAATTTACTGTTTTTAATGCGTGTATGCGAGTTTTCTTTATCATCCTCTTTATTTTTATAAAACTTGCTCAAAAATTGTTGCAACTTCATTGTTCATTTATATTTACCAACACAATTATATTTAAATTCAATTTTCATAGTCTACCAGCACAACTATTCTTCCAAACAAACCTACATAATTAGTGCTAAAATAATTAGTTAAATCTATTTAAACTTACTCCTAATATATTTATTAATATTGGTTGGCGCTGCAATGTCAGAACATACAAAAACCAGTAATGAATGTACTACTATAAAAAAAGACACAGTATCACGTCTGATCAAAGACATAAAAGAAGCCATGATTTTATCAAAAGAAAAAAACAACATATTTTACAAACATGACACAGAAAACATGTTGGTAGGTTACGCTTTGATTATAGGATGCGAAGATACACCTTATCAATATGGAAACTATTTGTTTAAGTTAACATTTCCCACCAATTATCCATTTTCCCCACCCAAAGTTAAATTTTTATCAAATGACGGCATTACACGTTTTCATCCAAATTTTTACAGAAATGGAACGTGTTGTTTGTCTATTTTAAATACGTGGAAAGGTGAGCAGTGGACAGCCTGCCAATCTATTTCATCAGTTCTTCTCACAATCAGTTCGCTGTTTCAGAATAACCCGTTGCTCCTTGAACCCGGAATTACCCTGGCACACCGTGATGTTAAAAAATACACCGAAATTATCCAATATCGCAACTTATGCTTTTCGGTTTTTGAAATTACTAACTTAATAATAAATCGTCCAAATGAATCCTCCACGTCTTCCATTTCAAATGATTTGTTGTTCGTTGCTAAGCTGTTTGAAGATGAAATTTCAGACATGTATATTTTGAACAAGTCAAACATCTTTGATGTTTGCAATAAATTAGTAAAAACCATGAATTATTTAGCTGCAACCTCTATATACAACATGAAAGTACATATCAACTATAAACTAATTTATGATAAGCTCGAAACATATTTATGATAAGCTCGAAACATTATAAAATTGAAATAAAATATACTTAATAATATATTAAATATTATCAAATATATTAGTATTATCATATAATATAAACAATGCATTTCTGTGAAAAATGCAACAATATGTATTACATACATATTGACGAAACATCCGAGTCTGTTCATCATTTTTGCCGAAATTGTGGTAATGTAAATAAATCCATCATTCAAAACAACAACATAATTTACGAATATAATATCAATCAATCGTCAGAAATTAAACTAGCAAATGCCGTTAATCAATATACTAAACATGACCCTACATTACCCCGTACATCTAACATTCCATGTCCAAACAAAGATTGTCCCTGTAACAAAGACTCTTCGATTACTCCTGAAATCTTGTACATAAAATATGATGATGATAATATTAATTTCATGTATTTATGCTACCACTGCGAAACTACATGGCACAATAACAACTAAACATCAATATGTGTGTTATTTGATTTAAAAATAACTCGCTTAGCGCAATATTATTCATCCAGTAATAAAATCCCAAATCTAACCCATCTCTTTTCTCTTGCCTACCCAAAAATTGAAAAAAACGTTTGCAAAATATATTTTTAATATTTAAATACTTTTTATAGACAATATATAAGTGTTATATGTCTACTTCATTAGATTATAATAACGAACTAGCAAACGGCGAACCGGAAGAACCCACAAATAGCATAAATGACAATGATGAAAATGACGTTGTTGATGACAATGAAGACAATGTTGATGACATCGGCGACGATGATGATGATGATGTTTTGGATGCTGCTGACAATATTAGCGACAGTGACGACGACAACAGCATCCAAAACATAAACAGTGATGATGAAAACAGCGTACAAGGAAACACATCTAAAAAGAAACTATCGACCTCCGCTGGAAAAAACGGTGGCTCTGATAGTGATTCAGAAAAACACGAAGAAAGCGATTCAAACAGTGACTCTGGTAGCGATGAAGATGAAAGTGACGATGATAGTGTCAACATGAAAAAAATTAAGCACATGGAGAAAGACTTATCCACTTTTCACACAGAATACAATATGTTGTCAATGGATGAAATTAAACCATTATTAATTATTCAACGAAATTCACACAATGTTATTATTGATCCAAACCATAAGACTTACCCATTTCTTACTAAATATGAAAAAACAAAGGTTATCGGTTTAAGAAGTATTCAACTTTCCTCAGGACTTGCACCATTTATTACACTAGAAAAACATGTGGTAGATCCTGTAGTCATTGCAAATATGGAATTAGAACAAAAAAAAATTCCATTTATTATTAAACGCCCAATATCACGTACCCAATACGAGTATTGGCCACTTCAAGAACTAGAACTACTCTAATTACCTAATATCAAATCACATAATATCATTTATGTTTTTGCGAGTTTATTGTCATTTGTCTAAGAACGTGTGCAGCAAACACCCTACCTTTTTTCTGTTGCTTAAATGGAATCCAGCTTTTTGTTTGCTTATCATACACACAACTTACCAACAACATTTCATCTTTATGTTCTTTAAACATCTCTTTTAGTTTTGTACTTACATTTATTTCGTTTACACAAGCATAATCATATATTTTTTTCTCCCCATTATCTTCACTATACAATTCATAGAGTTCGCTTTTACCACTGTACTTTACATAAAAGTACGCTGTTTTTTTTACTAGATTTACATTGTGTTTGCTAAGTTCTACCCGAGTGTTTGTCGCATTCATCGCAAAATATCTCAATCCATAAATATCATAATCCAATTTATTCACAGTCTCTAACACCTCTTCATATGTATGCTTAATTAGTGCTAAAACAATATTGTAATCATTTAATGGTGACATTTTTAATCTCTTCGTAAACAAAAGCTTAAACAATTTCAGCTTCTCACCATATACCTTTTTTTGCACGTTTTCATCTTCAAAATAATATATATCTTCTACAACAACCGTGTTCTCATTTTTTAATGTACCATATAACAAGGTACCAACTCCAGAAGAAAGGTTTTCATGAAACCTATGTTTTGTCACCTTAAGGTGTTCTAATGCACCCTTAGATCCAAGTTCTATCACCACACACGCTGGCTCAAATTTTATATATGTGAACCATATATAACATTTTCTACCGTATGGAATTACTTGGCATGCATCATATTTTCCTGTTAAGTAACATTTTTTTGTATAATCTACTTTGCATGTGCTATTAAACTTGTTCTTCAACATCGTCGCCTCCATACAATACTGCACTATATACATTTTATTCAGTTATCTTTAAGCATATACTTAAACAACACTACGCAAATATTTGCTTGCTTCAGTTACCAACATCTTTTTTATAAATACGTTTTGATGCTCGCTCTCAAAATACGCCACACTATTGTCTATTATTTTTAACTGCATTTTATCATTTATATTATAGACCTCCTCATTTACTATATAACTTGAATAATTATATGGGATACGTTTTGTCTCAATCTTTTTCACAATCGTTTCATCAAGCAACATCGTGTTTTCATCTATATTTATATCACTAACTTTTCCGTCCATTTCTATTATCCATTTGTATACTTTGTTGCTTCGTGATTCAAATATACCTTCGTCTGAATATAACATTTCATAACTCGCAATCTTTTTCGTTGTATTAACAAATTCTTTTTTTAACCTCTCGATACCGCGTTTATCCAACATGTTTAAATACAACTTCATAAACTATTTAAAATATTAACTTCTGTTTAAGTATGGTCTACAATACTATTGTAATAAATAAAAAAGGTACCCAGTCTTTTAAAAAATGCCTGGAACCATCTTCTCTTTATAAAACATGTTCATATAGGAAACCAGATAACTTTGTTTGTCACAAAGAATGGTCAAACCTAACACTGAACAAATCAAATTATTGTGTGCAACTTTGGGGAAAAAACACCGGCGTCAAATCCAATATTAATACATGCAATTATCTTACTAGCTATACCTCAGAAGTTATCTATGGATCTTTTTGCCTTATATTTTACATAAACAATAAGTTGCAACCAGTCGATGCCACATTGTTTGCATTGTTTAACAAATACCAAAATGGCGTCAATGTGCCACAAGCACAACAAGCACCACAAGCAACACAAGCACCACAAGCACCACAAGCAACACAAGCACCACAAGCACCACAAGCACCACA